CAAGACCCGCAGCCTCGGGAGATGCTAGCGGTAGCGCAAGCCAAGATACGGGCTGAGATGGCGTGCAGGTTCGAATCCTGCCTCCCCTACGTGGTGTGCAGGCGACATGCCCGGAATACTGCCGTGAGCGCGAGGTAGAGAGACAGTCGCTCCCAGCCGGATCTCTCTAGCCTGCACACCCTTAGAGGTCTCAATACTCGGCGCAGGACGCTGCGAGGTCGGGCTGAGATGCTGTATCCGCGAGGACAGCGGCAGCCGGGGCACGGTGCCTGCGCGTAGGCATCCTCCCCCGACTGTCAGACACAAAGACAATCAAAGACAGGATATGATATGGAACCGATCACATACGAGTCTACATCGCATACAATTAGTACGCTGACATGGCCCGAGGCGTCAACGGATGATCTAATTGATCTAGTGGGCTCCAAAAACGTAAATGTTATCTCGGACGGAGTTCAAATCAAGAATGGTGAAGGTGAATGGTTTGTACTCAGGCAGGGATGGGCTGTCTCTATCGATAGACACAACTGGGTGGATATTATGTCACCGAGTCTGCTCACACGCAAGTACCGTAAGATCAAGCCATGAGTGAGGTAAGAAACCCGGACACAGATCAGCCGCTACCGAAGCCAGGGCAGATGTTCGTCCAGGAACACATGATCTCTGAACTACGGAGGCATATCGACTTCCATGACATGAACACCGAGGATGCTATCGTTCGTGGGCTTGAAGCCCGTCGCGAGCTGGGCATTAGTAAATACGGCACTGCTCTACAAACCTTCAATGGCCGCGATGCACTCACTGATTCGTGGGAAGAGGCAATTGATCTCTGGACATACCTGAATCAGCTCGACATGGAGGATGGTGATTGTGGCAGTTTGCCGGACATCGCCAAGTCGATCCTCGTTCGGCTAACCAAGCGTCGTCTCAACCGCGGCGACTACATCTGATTACTGGGGGAGGTAGCTCAGTCGATAGAGCATTTCCCTGATAAGGAAAAGGTCGCAGGTTTAAGCCCTGCTCTCCCCACCGGAGGATGTCGTGAGATCCAGATGGTCTCAGCCATTATGATTTCGAGGTCACTGATGGCAGCGACATCCTCCCCAAGCAGGAGGATGCTGTGGACGTATGTGGAGTCCGTCCAGCTATCATGCTTCAATATGATAGCAGCAGCATCCTCCACAAAGTTGCTGCGGGGCCCCAGGGGTGGGCAGAGAAGCAGCAGGGGAAGACGGTTCGAGTCCGTCCCTGCCCGCCCCACCCAAAGGCCGGAGTAGCTCAATGGGAGAGACGAGCCAGGGCGTGACTTCGGTTCAAATCTGCACTCCGGCACCAAACAGCCAGGACTATCCCGAATGGGAATCATCACAGTATTTCCCCGGATGCAATTGCGGTCATGATGCCACAGAGCATGCCGGAGGATGGGGTGACTGGCGTGAAGGCTATGGCTGCCTATTCCCCGGATGCCCTTGTGAAGTCGAATGGGAGTGCGCATGATTATTCAGATCCCTGTCGTCGACCACGACCCGGCAGCAGGCAAGAAATTTGCAATCGAGTTCGATTGCGACAGGATCAGCAAAACATTGCTTGGTCACGGGGTCGATCACGATTACGATGGCGGCATGACTCCGAACGATTCAAGCGTTCTGACGTTCTATTTCGACAACCCGGAAGACTCCCCGAAGTGGATCGAGATACCGTGATATATTCACGCGAAAGTATCACCAGAGGTATATTCCGGGCCGAGATCATATCTAATGGTTCTGCACAAACAATATACACCGGGCATGATGGGTACCGCTGGGTCGCAGGAGTACCTGGTAGTACATACCAGGTAAGGGTCAAATCGCTGGGCGGCCGGATCGGAGTAGCCCTAGCAGTTAACGGGCGCGACGTTCTCGAAGACAAAATAGCCGACCTGTCTAGCCCGAACCTGCAGATAATCATGAGTGAGTATACCTTCAGGGGATTCCGAGTCGACGACAGCACCACGCGTGAATTCGTATTCGGCGAGGTATATGGTTCAGTAGCAGAGCAAGCCAGACACATCGGAAGCGTCGGCACAATCGGTATCGCCGCATGGCGCGAGATGCCCCACAGGGTAGAAGAAGTTGCATACATAGGCATGGATTTTCAGAGTCGCGACACCCCAGCCGTAGCACGCGCGGGGCAGCCATCTCTCGGCACGCACGCGGGGGATACGAGGCACGACCCGGTTCATCGTGTTGAATTTGATTGCAGTGGATCTCCTGACATTCTGGAGATCGGATACGATACGCTAGCGGCACTAGACCGGATGGGGATAACCCGGAGGTTCACGAATGACCACCCCCGCGCGTTTCCCGGCAGCACTACCGGATACGAGACATACCGACCGTAGCAACCATGATGTCCGCCATGATCCGGTTTGCTGGTGCCACTGGAGTTACTCGGGCAACTGGCCACCATGGTCACCGGCAGCCCAAGATGCCGACACCCCCGCAGAAGAGGAATGGTAGTGAACGATAAGTGTAGCTCGTGCAAGAAGACGGCCGTGTACTGGAACAGTGTACTGAAAATTTTCAAATGTCACGCCTGCGGAAGACAAGTGAAGAATAAGGCGGCCAGCATTGGCTAAGCCGGTACCCTGCCACTACTGCAATGTGCTGGTAAGCACAGATTGTGATGGCGAGGTATGTGCTACGCACCCAAGTCATCCAACGCCATGGTACTGTTTCGGGAGTGCAAGAACAAACGGGAAACATATGATTCATCCAGACCTGAAAGGGAATGCGGAAATGAAATATCGTATCGAGCATATATTCATACCTGCTTATTCTGGTATAGCCAAGCTAGATAGTGAATCAGCTAACATACCTGGCCGTAGGATTGTAGAGATAATTAGCTCCACAATGAATACGCCAGCAAGCGAAGGGAAAACATATGAAGTATTGACGGAGGAGGGTGAGGCCTCCTGACCCAAATGGGTACAATGCACGACACCCCGTATGCGGAAGATAAGGATAGAGGTGGTGCAAATGGTAACGCAGATACTGGACCCGAATGAACTGATAGTAACAACTAGTTCAAGGTCAGCATTCAGGCGTTGCCCATTACCACAGAAGTGGTACTGGCAGTACGTAATGGGATATAAGGAAAAAAATGTAGCAGACGCCTTGTTTTTTGGCATCGGTGTTCATGAAGCACTCGCTGAATGGTACCTGCTAGGCCGGAAGCGTGGACCGCACCCCGCCGATACGTTCGCGAAATGGCACGGCGATGAAGTACGTGAGATCAGAGCTAACTATGCTGATCGCGACTCCGAATATGGCATTGATGAAGCCAAGTACGAGAACAGTCTTGATCTTGGTATCAGTATGCTTGAGGGCTACATCGATGAATACGGAAGGGATCCAGACTGGAGCGTCATCGCGATCGAGCGGCCATTCAAGGTCCGTGTGATCAAGGATGGCAAGGTCATCGCCTACTTCATGTCGACTTGGGATGGCGTCTACCGGGACCGCCGTGATGACCGCATATACTTGATGGAACATAAAACGGCAGCCCAGATTCAGCTCGCCTATCTTGAGCTTGATGACCAGGGCGGGATATACTGGGCACTCGCGGGGTCAATTCTCCGGTCCGAAGGTGTGCTAAAAGAGGGTGAGGAGATTGCAGGCATTACCTATAATTTTTTGCGTAAATCTGTCGCAGATGAACGACCAAGGAATGCTGGCGGAGAGTACCTGAACAAGAATGGCACAGTCAGCAAGAAACAGCCACCAGACCGGTACGTCCGCGAGCTAGTAGAACGGTCAGCACGCGAACGCAAAACTCAAATGGACCGCCTGGCAGATGAAGTCTGGCTCATGAAAGGCATGATAGAAGGCACAATCCCTGTCACAAAGAACACCACAAAGGAATGCTCATTCTGCCCATTTTTCTTGAGTTGCAAGATGCATGAGCGCGGCGGAAATGCCTACAAATCAGTCCTCAAGGCCGACTTCACAATATCAAACCCGTTCGACCGCTACCTGAAGTCGGCAGCATGAGCAACAATGATTCTTGGGCAAGCAGGTTCATTGCAGATCATCCTGAAGAGGTGGCTGCTGCGAGAGTCCGCCAAGCACGAGCAGCACGTCTCTGGCGCAACCGCGTCATCCATAGAGTGCACGCATTCATGCACCGCCAACTACACAAGGAGTTCTGCTCGACTTGCCTGAAGAGCGCCGCATGAACAAGCCGACTCCGGAGCAGGTAACGATAAACACAATCCGTGACCTGGTTGAACGAGTGCTAAAAATACCGCAATACCCGCTGATAGACGATTACCGTGTCGGCCATACATCTGGCTATTGTGATGCTATGCGAGACATCAAGTCAATCCTAGACATGAACGGCAGACCAACAGGAGAACCGGTTCACCTCGGACCGTAGCGCAGTATGGGATTAGCGTTTCGCTAGCGCGGTTCGGTCGGGCGCGGTATAATCGGAAGACCCGAAAATATAGGAGAGCAGATGTCTACTGCAACTCGTCGCGGTGCTCGGAAGCCCAGGACAAGCCGGGGTTCATCATTCGATGAAGAGCCGCAGAGCATGGAAGCCGAAGTTGTAGATGTCGAGATCGAACAACTTGGCACATTCACGAAAAGCAAAAACATAATCATATATGGGCCATCAGGAGTAGGGAAAACGGTACTAGCAGGAGGCGCTCCAAACGCAACGTTCCTCAGTACCGAGACAGGCGTAGTAGCTGCACAAAGGGCTGGCCATCAGGCTGGCCTTATTTATGCCCCCAGTTGGGAGCATGTAGTCGCTGGACTTAAGCTAGCGGACGAAAAGCTTGGGCCGGAAGACTGGCTTATTGTAGACTCCGTGACAAAGATGCAGCAACTGCAGATCAGATGGATTCTGCAGGAGAATCACAAAAAGAACGCCAGCAGAGACCTAGACATTCCGGCCGTTAAGGACCACCAGAAGTGGCAGAACATGTTCGGTCGCTTCATCCAGAAGATCATCGACGCACCGTACAACTCCATACTCGTAGCCACATCCATGATGAAGGATGACGAGGAGGGCGACGAGATTGTCTTGCCGAACATTGTCGGCAAGAACTACTCCATTGCGCAGAACTTCTGCGC